CTAATTGCTTGTGCTTTTTTGAGCAATTAATCTTTTATATTTGTCTAATAGCTGTTCTTCCGTTTCCTCATGCTGCGGATCTTTAGGAATACAGTCGACTGGACAAAATAATTGACATTGTGGCTGATCATGGTGACCAACGCACTCGGTACATAAATCTGGATTAATTTCATAAATCACTTCACCCATAAAAATAGCTTCATTTGGGCAAACTGGTTCACAAACATCACAGTTTATGCACTCATCGGTGATATATAACGACACTTTACCAACCTTGTTGATGTTTACGTTCAAAAGCTTCAACCACAGCTTGCGGAACAAACTTGGTTACATCACCTTTTAAGCGTGCAATTTCTCGAATCAACGTCGAAGAAATAAAAGAATACTGTTCGGAAGGTGTTAAAAACACGGCTTCAAAATGTGGGTCCAACTGGCGATTCATATTAGCCAATTGAAACTCATATTCAAAATCAGATACTGCTCTTAAACCGCGAAGTACTGCTGTAGCCTTTTGTTCTTTGAAAAAATTAACCAATAAACCATCAAAACCTACAAATTCAACATTTGATAGATGGCCTAATGATGACTGTGCCAGTGCAACTCTCTCTTCTAGACTGAACAAAGGATTTTTATGATGTCCAATTGCAATCGCTACTACGACCTCATCAAACATTCTTGATGCTCTAGTAACTAAATCAACGTGCCCATTTGTGATAGGGTCAAATGTTCCAGGATAAATTACACGCGTTTTAGACATCCGCTAGTACTCTAATTGTATTGTGCACCTATTTTAGCAAAAGTTATACATGAGGCGAAATATTGATATGTGGGAAAAAACTTCACCTTGGCATCAGTTTACGGCACAATAGGGGCAATTGTGGAAGTTTGAATTATGGCGAAAGCAACAGTAGTAAAGAATAATAAGTGTCGATGTTTATTTTAATTCTCTATAGTTCCTTTTTTAAAGCTAAGTTATTGAATTATAAAAGTTGCTGTTCTTATTAGTTCCTTATAGTTTGTTTACATCCTCCAAAAAAACGGGTAATAATGCGGGTAACGAACTAATTACTCTTACCTCATGGCCTCTGCAAAACTTTCTGATCTTAAAATTAAAGCACTGAAACCTAAAGAAAAAGTCTACAGAATATTAGATGCAGATAGACTTTACATAGAAGTCCGACCTTCAGGTGCTAAAGTTTGGCGGTTTAAGTTTGTTTTTAATGGTAAAGAATCTTCTATGAGTCTTGGCGAATACCCGGCTATTACTTTGGCAGACGCTAGAATCTTAAAGGATGAAATGCGAGTAAAATTAGCCAAAGGTATTCACCCAGTAGAAGATAGACAAAATAATAAGGCCAAGGCATTAGAAGAAGGAAAAAATACATTCAACGCTATTGCAGCCGAATTTAAAGAAAAACGTATGACGTTGAAGTCTGAAATTTATCAAGAGAAGTTCGATACTGCTTTAGAAAAAGATATATGCCCAGTTATTGGCAAAAAAAATATTAAAGATGTGACTGCGGCTGACGTATTGAAGATTTTAAATAATACGATTAATCGTGTTACTAAAGAAACCAATGGAAAAATGACAGGTGAATCTGCCGCTTTACAAAATCGAAGATTCATTGGTGCTGTAACTCGTTATGCAATTGCTACTTTAAGGCTTGAGAACGACCCTACTTATGCTGTACGTGATGTGATCAAGCGCCCTCGTGTAAAACATGCAAGAGCTTTAACCAAAGAAGAAAGAAAAAAAGCAAGAACTCAATTGCCTAAATACAATGGAACAGAGACTGTTAAGAATGCTGGCTTCATTCTCTTATATACAATGCTTCGGGCAATTGAAATTAGAAAAATGCAATGGAAATGGGTCGAGTTTGATACACGACTTATTAGATTTCCAGAAGAGGCAATGAAAAAATCCAGAATCCATATTCTCCCTATATCTGACCAAGTATATGAAGTACTTAAGCGTCAATATACAATCTCTGGGGATAGCGAATTAGTTTTCCCTGCTATTTTCAGTAAGAAAAATGATGGCATGTTAGCTAAAGAAACGCTTAACAGTATGCTTGAATATATTGGCTTAAAAGGCGTTACCACTCATGATTTTAGAGCTACAGCTTCTACCCTACTATATGAAAAGGGCTATGAGGAAGCTTGGGTAGAAAAACAGCTTGCTCATGCTGAATCTAACAAGACAAAAGCATCGTACGACCATTCGCAGCACTTAGAGGCTAGACGAAAAATGATGCAAGACTGGGCTGATATTGTGGATAGCTGGAAAGACTAAAAACTTTGCTTCTTATCAAAGGTCCATCTTTTGCCATTGTAAGTCACAGTGCCATCTAAATTAATGGTCAACTCTTTTAATGAGTAGTCATAGATTTTAAGAACAATCCCGTTCTTATCTAAATCAGCGGGTAGATTGCAAGTATTTTCCATCCTGCCCGCTTCCGAAACCATGATCATGACTTGCGACATCACAAAGCCCTTACACAAATCGAGACATTCACATTACTATTAATTGTGTGAGCTGTGCAACCTGAGAAGATTAAGCACAGCAATGTGATGATCGATGCAACTTTGGTACGTTTGCACATATAAGTTACTTCTTTAAAAAGAGTGCTCGTTCTGCTTCTCGGCGACGAACTAGACCTTTCATGACTTTACCGCCCGCTTTATTCCACACTAGAAATTGATCAGCAGCGCCTTGATAGTCACCTTTATTCAGTTTTTTTAATAAGGTTGAATTATTAAAAGCACCTGAGCCAATGTTGTAAGTCAGCGATACCAAAGCATCAAACTGGTTTTGACTTAAAGGCACTATCACAGATTCATTTACAGTCTTTTCAAATTTGGCCAAGTCGTGTTTGAAGTAGGCTTTAGCTTGCTCAGGTGTACAAGTATCCCCTTTTTTTACCTTTACGCCATTAGGATAAACTGTCGTGCCAGTACCAATGGTCCAAACCCCTACACCATCGTCATAGGCTGTGAATCGTGTGCCTTCAAAACCAGATATTAGGTTTACACCAACATCACTTGTAGTTTTCCCACCAGGTGCAAGTTTATCGACCACCTTATTTAGTTCGTCTACTTGTGCTTGTGTAAGCTTGCCGCCTGCGATAACTCGAGCAGCATCAAAGAATGGTTTAGTTGTCATTGGATTCACCTTTCTTTTTCTCTAACTCAGAGCTACCAAAATAAAAGCCACATGCAGTTGTCATAGCCCCAGCAATAAAACCCAATGCCGTATTAATCAGATTGCTATTTTCACGTGGCATATCCACAAAAAATAAAGCTATCACTAACACAAACATTAACCCAACCAATGCGAAAGCTAGATATGCGCGAGTATTTTCACTGTTCATCTTTTTGCTTCCTCCAACCGTGATACTTTCTCTTTAATTAAAGACTGGTCTTGGCTTAATTGAATAATTGAAGATCCAACCCACGCACACAATGAAAATACAATGCCTGCAAATATTCCCAGCAATACACGCAGCACAGAAATTCCACCATCTTGCGCTGCTGTGCGGTTTTCTAAATTGGCGACTTTGATATCCAATGTATCGATATCTTTTTTGTTCTGTTCGCTAGTCTCTTTGTGCGCTTCATTAATGAAAGTCAGTCGAGTAACATGATCTGACAACATGCGAATATCACTCTGAATGGAGTCGATTTTCTTTTCAAATCTCAACCCGTATGATTCATTTTCAGTCATGCCTTCCCCCTTTCGTTTAGGCAATAAAAAAGCACCCAATTGGGTGCTGTTATTTCTTCATTTCAATAACACTTAATGTTCTTGAAGTGATTATAAAGGTGCTTTTTGAACTCATATTTAAGGGGATATTAACACCCTCCTGTCGAGCAAAACCTGCTCTAAGTGTATAGGTGACATTGCCCACTGTACTAATATCATCAATAGCAGAAACGATAACCGCAGTCCCATTGAAATTGACATTAATATTACCAGTCTCAAGGTTTGCACCTAGTGAACCCCGGCCTATTAAAGTTCCATTCCTATATATAGAAATATAAAAAGAAGCCATTGCTCTATCATTTGCTGCAATTGGATTACCTCGTCCGTCACTTACACTAAAAGCGCCAAAAGTAGGCGTACATATATTTACTGAAGCATCAATTCTAACTTTTCCACCACTTCTATTTAAAGTTACTTGTAAAAGTGTACCTATATGATTTTCCCACGCTGATAGGTGGTTGTTAAAATCATTATTAGGCTGTCCACTTGTAACTCCACCTGCAAAAGTAGTGATAGTCTTTACATCAATTGCTTTTACACCTATTGGAACTGTTACAGCTTCATCTTTAATTTTTAAAGTATCAATTGCGCCATCTTCAATATTCGCAGTTTTGACTTTAATTGTCCCCAAGTCTGCACTAATAACGCTTAAGTTTTCAGCCCAGATTCGATTGGCATTGATATATCCAAAACTACCATTATCGACATACAAACCACGCGGAATAACAGTGCCATTTGGCAAAGTCACTGGCTTATTTTGCAGTGTCATTAATGGCTTTGGCTCTATACCGTCAATACCCACAGGTGTGCCAAATTGGATGCAATCATAGTTAAAAATGAAAGTAGAAGTCGTACCATCATTCATTGATCCATGACCAGAAACATGGCCATTTACATCGAACTTAGTAAACTGCTGAGCATAGATACCATCCACACTTTCAGTGACATTTTGAATAGACGCACTATTCTCACCGACTTTTGTATTTAACGTTTCCGTTACTTTAATCGTTGAAGAAATAGCACTTGAATTTGCCTCGAGCTGGCGCTTGAATACGGCATTGTTCTCATTCATCTGAGCAGAAAGCTGTTCAGTAAGTTTAGCTTGGGCCAAATCGCCTTCAATACGTGCAGATTGCTCTGACCATACGCCTGCATAACCTCCTTCATTTCCGATTAAGTCAGATTCAGAGCCAATTAAAGGTGGATTTAACTGAGCATAAACACCGTCAATACGGGTAGTCTGAGCTATGATCTTGTTATCAACATCTTTAATGTCTGACTTAACTTGAACAATGTCACCCGTAGTGGCTTTGTCTTTCAACTCAATATTGATGTTCTTGATAGCTTCAATGTTTGCTGACGATTGATCGACACCCAGTTTTGCAGTATCTCGAACTGCCGCAAGAGCACTATCATTGCTGGCAATATAGTTATCAACCTTTTGGACTGTAACCTTATCGCCATCAATGCGCGCTTGCACTTCTTGCCGTGTATAAGCTTGTAAATCCCCCAATTCTGCAGTGGTCGAATCAACTCGCTTACTTACAGCAAGATCACCCTCAATACGCGCCGATTGCTCTGACCAGACACCCGCATAACCTCCTTCATTACCTACCAATTCAGATTCTGAACCAATCAAAGGCGGGTTGAGTTGAGCGTAAACACCGTCAATACGAGTTGTTTGAGCAGTGATCTTATTATCAACGTCTCTCACATCAGATTTGACTTGCTCCAGTGCACCAGTGCTTGCCTTGCCCCCCAAATCGACTTTAATAGACTGGATCTGCTCTGCATTGGCAGCTGATTGAGAAGCTGCTGCACTCGATTGAGATAATGCGGTTGCTGCATTCGTTTTCGCTTCATTCGCATTAGCTGCTGCACCATTTGCCGTATTAACTGCATTACTTGCAGTTGAACTTGCTGCAGATGCTTCTGCATGTGCTTGTTGTGCAATCGATGCCGCTGAATCAGCTTGTGATACGGCTATTTCGGCTTTGCTTATCGCACTTGCTGCATTCTGCTTTGCTTCACTTGCATCTGTTGCAGCTATATTCACACGACTGTCGAGTGCAGTTAAAGCCTGAGCATTACTTTCAGACTTAGACACGGCTGATTCAGCACTTTGTCGAACATTCGCAAGAGCCTGATCATTACTTGCACTGTAATCAGTTAGAGCTTTAGCAATAACTTTGTCGCCCTCAATACGCGCAATTTGCTCTGAATTTATGCTTGCAGCATTTTGATTTATAGAAACAATTACTTGATCTGTACGTTTTGCTTGTAATAAATCTCCTTCTTGTACAGCAGATAAAATTGACCAGACACCCGCATAACCACCATCATTGCCGATTAATTCAGATTCTGAGCCAATCAACGCTGGTTTAGTTACGACCTCAACACCTGTTACACGTTCAGCCAATGCTTTATCTGCATCAATTCGCGCATTACTTTCATTTGTAACTAGTGCGCGAGTTTGAACATCATTTTCAACTGACTCAGCTCTCACTGTTTCAATTAATAATGCATTTGCAGAGTCAGCATCAGCACGGGCTATTGCTTCCTGTTGTATTGCTGCTGCATTATCGCCAGCTTGTGCAACCACAGTATCAATTCTTTGACCCAATGCACTATCAGCATCAGTTCTTGCCTTTTCCTCACGTTGAATTGCGGCTGCATTATCTGAAGAACTAGCACTAACCGCTTCAATTCTCTGAGAGAGATGTTCATCACCTTCAATACGCTCTTCTTTTTCAGAAGTAATAGCCGTATCACGCAACTTTGCTTCTGCAAGAATTGCAGCTTCACGTGCCTTTTGTTCTGAAAAATCAGCATTAATCCTGTCTTGAACTTCCTGAGCTATCAACTGATTTGTTGAATCAATATCTTTGATTCGCGCATCGCGTTCTAACGTAAGGTTATTGTTTGCTTGATCTACAGCCTGCTGAACAGAGTCTTTACGGTCTTTAACTTCTTGCGAAATTTGGTCTTTGGTATTCTTGATGTCCTGCTTAATCTCAGGAATCTGAACATCAATAGTCTCAATTTGATCAATCTTAGTTTTTAAATCCTGACTAAGTTGAGTTTCACTGATTTGATCATTTAAGAGCTCAAGAACATCTGTAGCATCGGCAGAAGTTGTCGCATGAGTCCAATCCGACCATGGCCCAATATTTCCGATTCTATCAATCAAACGGCCACGATAGAATTGAGTTAAGTTAGGTTGTAAACCTTGCAAAGTATGTGTTGTCGTTGGATAAGCAAATAAACCCAATTGAGCAATGTTGCTGGTACCATCCGGTGAAACTTGAATCTCGGTATAAGCCGTATCAAGTGCGCCAGTTGCAGGAAAACCCCAATTTAGGCGCATACCAAACAAAATACCTGTTGCTTGGATGAATGCTAAAGCTGGTGGCAAACCTTGCTTGCCATTAAGCTTAGTGACAACTGAATAAGTTGGTAAAGAGGAAATATCCGAAGCATTAACCGCTGTAACTTTTGCTTGATAGTTGCCAGCATAAATACCCGGCAACTCAATTGAGTTATTGCCGGTAACTGGCAGCTTAATCCAGCTACCATCATCTTTCCGCCATTCAACCAGATACTTAACCGCACCTTTTGCTTGCGTCCAAGACACAACCATGGTGGCAACATTAATACCTTGATCCACCCGATCTTCGCTTGTAATAACAATATTTGAAACTGGTTCTTGAATATTGGGATTAACAATTGAAATTGGCACATCGATATAATGAGCGCCATGATCAATTGCATCAAACTTTTTCGGATTGTACTCAAGCGCTGTAATAGTAAATTGATGTGAATCACTTTGAACTACTGACAAAACCCTAAATTTAAGCGTTGCCAAATCTTGAGCATCAATAACCCATACGTTTTGAGGTGCAATTTCATCAAAAGCTACAGAAACAGTTATGACGCGGCCTGTAATTGCTTGGACAATACGAGTTTGAGCTTTCCCGTTTTCTCCATTAATGATGAGTCTATCACCCGCTACTGCGACCACATCATCACGGTCAAGAGTAATGCTTTTTCGATCTGCTGAAATTGCTGAAATGCGACCACCGTTTGCTCTTCCAGCAAAAATAGGATCCGCAAATTCAATCACTTTACCTGGCAAAGGAATATGGCCGTCTAATCCAACTTTAAAAGTCACAGTACGTGTTTCAAGTTGTTCAGACTTTAAAGCCCACAGGCCTGCTCGTTGTGCTTGCCCACGCGATGTACAGCCCCAAGCATCAAGCTCGAGTAAGCGCACCTGTTTCATTTCAGAAATAGCTTTTTCATCACGCACAAATTCATATTCAGTCTTATAGTGATTGGCTGGGTTATCCCAAGCTACTTTTACTGCATTATGTCTATCACGGGCGCGTGTACCATTATGATCCGGCTCCCCGATAATATTGGCACGCGTATAAGTGAAATAGGTATCTTGTGGAATATCAGCATCACAAACAATGCTATCCCCATCCCAATAAGTAATAGCTCGAAAAACACCAGCTAATTTTGTAAGAATGCTATAAGCATCTTCAGCGCTCTGAAGATAAATGTTACATGTGAAACGTGGTTCTTGACCGCCCAACCCGTCTGGTACCAACTCATCACAGTATTGGGCTAAACGGTATAAAGACCATTTATCAAGCATTCCATCTGTAATTCGCTCACCAATTCCATACCGCTTAGATGTGCAAAGATCATAGTAAATCCAAGCCGGGTTGTTTGAATATGCGCGTTTAAAAGTACCATCCCACATGCCAACATATTCGCGGGTTTCAGGGTTGTAGTTCGTTGGGACTTTGATTTTTACACCCTTCAAATCAACCGCTAATTTTGCGACTGATCCACCGAATGTTTCAGCATCGTATTGCAGTGAAACTAATGCTGTATTTGGATAGCGTAATTTAGCGTCTATAACTTCAGTGACAGCCTTAACATACATTTTGTCGCTGATATATTCGGATGTTGAGTTGGGAGTAATTCGGCGAACACGAACGAGCCAGCCTGAATCGGCTTTGGGTAAGTCAATACGATGTGGACGCTCATAATTATCAGATGTTTTATCTGAAATTTTTGCTCTTAATACTTCTGACCATGCTCCGCCATCAGTTTGCAAGTCCACCGCGTATTCAATGGTATAGCCAGTAACATCACCCGTTGTTGGGTCTTGGTTGCGTAGTGGACCCCAACGTAAACGTAAACGTACTGCATCAAGATCTAGGTTGTTAAAAGAGCGCACCCATGGTGTAGATGATTTAAGCTCTACGTCAATCGGGATTTCATTTTCAACTGCCGGGAAGCCTTCAATGTATTCCTGATCATTAGTACCATTTCTAAAATCAACTTTTACATTTTCAAAGTTAAGGCTTCCATCTGCATTCTGAAGTGGAGTTTCTTCTAAATAAATTGACTGAAGCCCATTTGCTAGCCCCTCAATTTCTCCTTCAGCTAATCCATATAAGACTTTAATATAAGTTTTTGACTGTGCAGAATCTGGAGAAATTACGGGTTGCCGTTGTTTTTTACTTCCCTTTTTTGCGCCTACTACTGCATTCATAAGAAATCTCACGCAATAAAAAAGGCGCTAGAAAGCGCCTGTTAATTAAAATTTACATCTGATCTTCAGGATATTGACCTGCGCTCACAATGAAGCCGCCGATTTCCCGTTGACCATAAAGAATTGGAACAGGATTACCTTGTGCAACGGTGGTAACTGCACCGCCAAAGCCCTTATTTGCTCTATTGCCGTCTTGGTTTTGATCTTGAGTATTATCAATTTTTGGCATGAGCATTGATGCAACCCCTCCCATAGCCATGCCAGCACCTGCACCTATCAATGCAACCTGAGCAGCCTGACCAATACCTGGTATAAATGAAGCAGCTATCAGAATCGCACCAAGTACAAGTTGCAAAATCCCATTATTGCCACCAGCCCCCATTACACGCGGGACGATATGAATAGTGTCTGCTTCAGTATTCATGTCTAGCTGCTCTTCACCGATGTTATCGCCGGTAATGAGCCGCTTAGTTTCGTGGTCATAAATCGCTGGGCGTTTCTTGCCTCGCTTATTACTTGAGTTCTTTGATTTTAAAAATACGGCAAAGCGTAGGCCCTGCTCATGTGCATGCAACATAAAATGTTCAAAGCCAGCAATCTGAACGGATAAAGCACGCATGGCTTCACGTGTATTTGCGACATCGAGCTTAAATTCACGACCGAACTTTTGTCCCAATACTCCATACAGCTTAATGGTTTTTAACATCTCGATGCCTCAATATCTTTACTGTTCGCTCTTGCCATTGTTGTCCATAAATTTCACGAACAGATTTACGATTATATGGATGATGAAGAATTAAGCTTGAACCTATGCATTGCTCAGTTTGCTCCGATTTAAGCTGTCCATTATTAGCCAGCCAAACAACCGCATGATTGGGATGTTCAGTACGCCCAACACGACAAACAAGCATATCGCCATATTGTGGTGTATCTACTTCATAGAAGCCTGCTTTTTCATAATTTTCAAGGTAAAGAGAAGGATGATCTTTATCCTCCCACCAAGCATCTTTTCGCTGAAAATCCAACAGCTCCACACCTAACTCACGGCTATAAAAATCACGAATCAGCGCGTAACAATCTTGCCAGCCATGAAAATAATTACGCCCCACTAAAGGGGCGCGATAACCGCGAGGTTCGTAGACTTGAAAATCCAGATCTGGATATGAGCAAATCACCCATGGTTTTTTATGCAGTTCAATTTGAATTAAATCTAATTCCGATGCTCTTGTTGTTCCATCTGGATGGGAATGCACATAAGCTAAGATTTCACCTTGATCTTCAGCATTTGCCAAATCCTCGGGATGAATTTCAAATTGATCAGATTGTTCGGCAATATTGCGACAAGCGATATATTGCTTATCAACAATCACACCACAGCATTCAAGCGGATAGCATTCATCAGCATGCGCCATGATTGCTTTTTTGGTTTTTGCTGTAAGTTTCATAAAACCTCACAATAAACTTGATGCAGGGAACCCGCCAAAAGGCAATGGCTTATTTTCACCAAATCGCAAGCGGCAAGACCGCAGGCGCCCACCACATCGATCTAAAGCTGGATCATTGGTAGGCTCATCTTTATCGGTGAACATTGCTACACCTGTGTAACCACACTCTTCGCCGCGATACTTCCCCATCATGCACCAATGGCATAATGATGTAATTTGACGTACAGGAATTTTCAACCCTTCAAAATCGATTGGGTTTGAAAGCTCAAAAGTTACTTGCTGGGCGTTTTCAGATGTTTTTTGCTCGATATACCAAAGCTGCTCTTTAAACTCATTGGAAGCAGTTGGATTGCCTTCTGTGAAGTTTTCAGCATCTAAGTATTTAGCAAGTGTCGTAATGACTTTAAGCTTAGCCCCAGCAAAGTCTTTAAACTGCAAACAGTAAGCAGACACAGCATTTTGAATGCCGTTAATATTGTTCGCCATGCTTAAAGTGGGTGCTGAAGCTTTACCATCTGATCGCATTTCAAGACCAGATACTTCAAGTGCCATCGGCTCAAAAACTTGTCCTTGCCAAATAATATTGCGGTTCCATACTTTTTGATCGCCAGCATCAAAAACTTTGCCAATGCTGCCAGAGTCGGCACCGATCAGACCACTTGAACCAATTGAAGAGTAGATTTTCTCCCAGTCTTGAAAAGAAATATGCCCGTGAAAACGCAAGATGCCAGCACCTAAGCCGCTGGCATCTAGTTCATACAAATGGATTAATCCATCGACATACAGCTTCTGGAAATCACTATTCAGGGTCATAAGTCACCTCGTCATAGATTGGATTTCCATCTTTGTCTAAGACTGGCACCTCGTCATAGATTGGATTTCCATCACTATCAACTGCTTGAACCCATTCAAAAACTGGCTCACCATTTTCATTAATGACTGGTTGATTCGACAAAATAGGCGTACCGTTTTGATCAGTTTGAATGTGAGTTACTGGCTTTTTATAATTCTTGCCATCCAC